AGCCATGGTGAAAACCATGATCGGCTACGGCATTCCGTATTCCGAAATTTCAAACATTCTAAAAATTGACCTCAAAACAATGCGCAAATATTATCGCGACGAAATGGATACGGGAGCCACCACAGCTAACGCGGCCATGGCGCAAAACCTGTGGAAAAAGGCGATGGGCGACGGCCCAGCCTCCGTCACTGCAACAATCTTTTGGCTAAAAGTGCGCGCGGGATGGCGAGACGTTGCGCCGCTGGAAGACCCCGAAAAGGGGCTGACCATCAAAGTAATCGGCGGCTTGCCGGATGCCTGAAATTGTCGTGAAGCTGCCCGAACTGCATGCCGGGCAAGTGGGCGCGTTCAAAATGCTCGACGCAGACGGCAAGCCCGCGCGATTCCGCGCGATCCGATGCGGACGCCGCTGGGGCAAAACCAGCATGGCCAAAACCATGGCTGGCGACCGCATCATGAAAGGCCGCATCCAAGGCTATTTCGTCCCGGCTTACAAATACCAAACCGAAATCTACGACGAACTTCTAGACATGCTCCGCCCGGTGGTGAAGTCGCACAACAAAACCGAAGGCATTATTCGGTGCATCACCGGGGGGCGGATTGAATTCTGGACCCTGGAAAATGAAAGCGCGGGCCGGTCCCGGAAATATCACGATGTCTATATCGACGAGGCTGCGTTCACGAAGCCGAACATGATGGACATTTGGAACCGCGCTATTCAGCCCACGCTGCTCGACTACAAAGGCACGGCGACGGCACTCAGCAACGCAAACGGCGTCGATCCGGACAATTTCTTCTGGCGTATTTGCAACGAGCCAGAGCACGGCTTTAAAGAGTTTCACGCGCCCACGGCCAGCAACCCCTATATGCCGCAGGAGGAATTGGTCAGGCTGGAGGCGGAGCGCCCGCCCCTGGTTTGGAAGCAGGAATATCTGGCCGAATTCGTGGATTGGTCCGGCACGCAATTCTTCAAGCTAGAAAACCTGCTCGACGAGAACGGCGCTCCAGTGGAATACCCGACCCAGTGCGCAGGCGTGTTTGCCGTCGTGGATACCGCCACCAAGACGGGCCGCGACAATGACGGCACCGCCGTTATTTTCTGCGCCCGAGGCGCATACGGCATGAAGCCGGAATTGATCGTCCTCGACTATGAAGTCTGTCAGATCGAAGGCGCGCTGCTCGAACATTGGCTTCCCAACGTCTTTGCGCGGCTGGAGGAATTCTCCGCCCAGTGCGGCGCACAGATTGGCAACCTGGGCGTCTGGATTGAAGACAAGGCATCCGGCATGGTGCTGCTGCAACAGGGCGTCAGGCGCGGCTGGAACACCCATAGCATCGACAGCAAACTGACCAGCCTAGGCAAAGCGGAGCGGGCTATTTCGGTTTCCGGCTATGTTCACCAGGGCAAGGTTAAATTTTCTCGCCACGTTTACGAAAAAACAATGATATACAAAGGAGCGACGAGGAATCACCTTATGCAACAGGTTTTGACGTTCACGCTGGGCGTCAAAGACATGGGCGAGGATGATTTGCTCGACGCATTCTGTTATTCCATTGCTATCGCACTAGGCAACCAAGAGGGGTTCTGATGGCCGACGCGGTTCAAATGCTTGCCGCCGCTCTCGCAAGGCACGGCTACGACGTTCCCGCCTATGCCATTCGGGCGGCGCTGGTTATGGCGCGCGTGGCTGTCAGCGTTTTGCCGTCCGGACCCCTGGACGACCATCTAGCAGCCCATCGGCGGCTCTCTGAGAAAGGCGTGGATTGATGTCCATTATTACCGTGGGCGGAGCCAATCTTGGCGGTTCGCTGCAAAGCCTGTTGATGGCCGACGAACTGCAACCCGGTTCCGATGTCAGCTATCAGCTTTGCAAAACGATCTACAGCTACCACCCGCTTGGCCGGAAAATGGTCGATGCGCCCATTTCCATGGCGCAGTCGCAGGGGCGACAAATCAGCATCCAAAACGCGCCGGAAACGCGCGTGCGCGATGCGTTTGAACAAGAATGGAAACGCGTCCACGCCGATAAATACATCGCCCAGCTTGGCAGCATCGCCCGCATTTATGGCGTCGGATCGGTAATCATTGGCGCTGATGGCGTGGATTCCGATGCGGAATTGCCGCTCGACCGCCTGGGCGATTTGAAGCTCTATTTTAACATCCTTGACCCGCTTAACACTGCCGGTTCGTTGGTGCTCAACCAAGACCCGAACGCGCCCGACTTCCTGAAGTCGGCAGCAATCACGGTGGCAGGCAAGCCATACCACCGCAGCCGATCCGTCGTGCTCATGAACGAACAGCCGGTGTATATCGAATACACCACTAGCGCATTTGGATATGTTGGCCGATCCGTGTTTCAGCGTGCTCTATACCCGCTGAAATCCTTCGTCAGCACGATGGTAACGGACGACATGGTGGCGCGGAAGGCGGGGCTGATTATCGCCAAGCTGAAAGCGCCCGGCTCCATCATCGACAACGCCATGCAGCGAATGGCGGGCATCAAGCGCCAGATTCTAAAAGAGGCGCAGACCAACAACGTCATGTCCATCGACCTGACCGAAAGCATCGAAAGCCTCAACCTGCAAAATGTGGACGGCGCAGGCAATTTCGCTCGCACCAACATCCTCAAGAACATCGCTACCGCCGCCGACATGCCCGCCAAGCTGCTGGACAACGAGACGATGGTAGCGGGCTTTGGCGAAGGCACCGAGGACGCCAAAAACATCGCTCGCTATATCGACGGCATCCGCGAATGGCTCGAACCCGCGTATGGCTTCTTTGATGAAATCGTGATGCGCCGCGCTTGGAATCAAGATTTCTACGCGACCATTCAGGCCGACTTCCCCGAGTATCAAGACGTTTCTTACACCGACGCCTTTTACCGTTGGAAAAACGGATTTACGGCGACGTGGCCAAGCCTGCTGAAAGACCCGGAAGCCGACACCAAAGCGGAAGACGTGCGCCAGAAAGCCATCATTTCGATGATGCAAGTGCTCTTGCCGATGATGGACCCGGACAACAAGGCTCGCCTCATTGAATGGGCGATTGATAGCAGCGGCGAAAACAAGACGCTATTTCCGCAACCCCTTGTGCTGGATTACGAGGCGCTGGCCGAATACGAACCGCCGCAGCCAGCGGAGGAACCCGGCATACGAGCGCCGAAGCCTGAGCGCATCTAAGTGGATGATGTAGTCTGCCACCTACGGGTCATTGCGGAACGCCGGAAGGCGGCAGACAAATTGCGCGCCCAGCTACAACAAGCGATGCAAGAGCCGAGAGACTATGAGGCCATTATGCAGTTGAGCGAACGCATTGAGGAAATCGGCCAGTGAATTTCTATGAGACCATCACCGCTGCCGTGAAAGACATTACCGACAACGGCTATGACCCTCTGCGCGTTGACCAGTGGATGCTGCTCATCAAACAAGCTGCGGAGCGGTCCCTAACGCCCACAGCCGTCATGGAACGCACCCTGCGCGCGTCGCTGGGTAGCTTGTACACGCGGTATGTAGACAAGGGTGCAATCCTCAAGCTCAACCCGGGCGTCTCCCGGTTCACCCTGGACCAGATCAAACCCAAGCTGCGCACCGAACTGGACCGGCGCATCATGGCCAGCGCGCAACTTATCCGCCTCAACCGCGAAGCCGCGATCCAGAAAACCCTGCAACGCTTTAGCGGCTGGTCTACCTCAATTCCGCTGGGCGGGTCTGATGTGGTGGACAAGAACGAAACCAAAAACGACATCAAGAAATCGCTCAAGCAACTTCCATTCGAAGAACGCCGCGTAATCATCGACCAGGGCCATAAGCTGGTAGCGTCGATTTCCGAAATTCTGGCGACGGACGGTGGCGCTATCGCGGGCGAGTGGCATTCGCATTGGCGACAGAAGGGCTACAACTACCGCAAGGATCACAAAGAGCGAGATCGGCAGGTTTACGCCATGCGCGGAAGCTGGGCCATGAAATCCGGCTTGATGAAATGCGGCCCGGCGGGATACACCGACGACATCACCCAGCCAGGGGAAGAAGTGTTCTGCTTTCCCGGAGATTCAAAAATCCCATTCGCTTATGGCGCAATGAAAGCGTTCCGGCGTTGGTATGCAGGCGAATTGACCGAGATTGTTTGTGCTTCTGGCAAATCGCTGAGAGGAACACCGAATCACCCAATTCTTACCGATAAGGGCTGGGTCGCTCTCGGCGCGCTGAAGAAAGGCGATTACGTCATCGAGATTGCCAACCAATTGATCGAGACGACGGAAGAAAACCAAAATCACGCGATACCCACAATCGCGGAGATATTTGGAACGCTCCAAGAAAACGGAATCACTCACTCGACCAACCAACGGCCCACATACTTCCACGGCGATGCCTCGGAAGGCAATGTCGATATTGTAAATGCCGCACGGCCACTGACTTTCGGGATTAAGCCCCAAAGCGTTCAACCGGGAGAAAATTTCAATTTCTCCATACCCAAGAATTTTCCCTCGGCGGGAGGCACGCGCAATCTTTTGGCCGATGGATTGACGCTTTCCGCGCAAAGCCTCGTGAGCAGCGGAAGCCCTGGCGGATCGCTTGTCGCTGGTCATGGCTGCCATGCTGACAATATTGGCAGTAGAGCCGTCCCGCCGTTCAACTCCGCCTTTGATGAGGCGTTTTTGAACGGTGGCTCTGGAAATTCCCAATCGACAAGCTATGGAAAGCTCGCTTTCTCCAGCCAAGTATGCGGAACAGATAGCGAGATCGTCGGTTTCAATTCTGTCTCCGTTGCGAATGGCGGGACCAACATCAATTTGCATTCTGCTCAAGGCGGCGAAAAGGGAGCCTGGACGCCAACCGAGAATCTTGGCGATAGCTGGCACCGTCTTCCCTTCGTCGCGCAACCGACGAAAATAATCGACATCAAGCGGTCTAGCTTTTCTGGGCATGTTTATAACCTTCAAACGGTTGACGAGTGGTATGTGGCTGATGGTATCATAGCACACAATTGCCGGTGCTGGTATCGCTACATTTACAGCCCCCGTTATTTGCCCGACGACATGCTGACCGAAAAGGGCAAGGCAAAGCTGGAGGAATCAAGCAAGTGAAAACCATTGCCGACGCCGTTTCCCGCATCCAGCAAACCCTAGCGCGCCAGGACAGCGAAGCGAAGCCGCTGAAGTCAAAGGCGGGCGGGCTGACGGAAGCCGGGCGCAAGGCATACCACAAAGAGACCGGCGGCACGCTCCGCCCGCCAACCAAAGACAAGAAAAACCGCAGGCATAAATCCTTCTGCGCCCGCATGAAGGGTATGAAGGAAAAAATGACCGGCAGCGAAGCCGCTCATGATCCGGACAGTCGCATCAATAAATCTCTCCGCCGCTGGGGTTGCCATTAATTTCCACAAAACTATTGCGCGCATGAACTCGACCGCTCATAATGACGGCGGCTTCGCGCCTTCCGGCGCGGACAAGCGCGCGACCAAAGGCAACAAGTGATCAAAGCCGCTGGCATCATGTTTCTGAACGACGCGGGCGAGGTGCTTCTGTTGAAGCGCGGACCCGGCGGCGATTGGCCCGGTGCATGGTGCTTTCCTGGCGGCAAACAAAAGGGCGACGAGACGCCCGAGCAGACAGCGGTGCGCGAGTGCGAGGAGGAGCTAGGCTTTTGTCCGCCCGGCCATCGCCGCGTTTGGACCCGTCGCATCAGCGACAACCAGTTTCCGCCCGGCGAAGAGCAACCCGCCGACGTTAACCCCGTCCCGCCGATTGGCGATCCGGTGGACTACACGACATTCATTCAGCGCGTCGAAGGCCGTTTTGATCCTCTGCTGAATGGCGAACATACCTCATTCGCTTGGTGCGATGCCGGTTCTCCCCGCACGCCATTGCACCCAGGCGCCCGCGTCTCCTTGGAAAGACTCAGCATGGATGAGCTTGGAGTGGCGCGGGCAATTATGCAGGGCGATCTTGTCAGCCCGCAGCACTACGAGAACGTCTGGCTATTCGCGCTCCGTATTACCGGCACCGGCACCGCCTATCGCAGCAAGATTGACGAATACGTCTATCGCAAGCCGGAAAACTACCTGAATCAACATTTCCTTGATCGCTGCAATGGTCTGCCGGTCATTTGGGAGCATCCCAAAGCGGGCAAGCTGGACAGCAAAGAATTTATCAATCGCGTCATTGGCACCATCCTTCTGCCCTATATTCAGGGCGAAGAAGTCTGGGGAATCGCCAAGATTTACGATGACGAAGCCGCCATGCAAATGGCGTCGAAGCAACTCTCAACTTCTCCTGCCGTTGTTTTTCGTCAAACCGATGGCAACGTGCAAGAAAAGCTGGAAGATGGGTCTAGCTTGCTGATAGAAGGCAAGCCTAGTCTTTTGGACCACTTGGCTATTTGCGAAGAGGGTGTATGGGACAAGGGCGGTCCACCCGCCGGAGTCGAACTGCCCGAAACCATTGAAACAACCTCCGGAGGTATGAATATGGCTGATATTGAAAAGGAAGTGGAAGGCGCAGAAAAGCGCGCTGACACGGACGGCGGCAATCTGGACAAGCTGCTGATGGGGATCGACGCCCTGTGCAGCCGCATGGACAAGATGCACGAAGCTCATCAGGAAATGAAGGGCCGACTGGATTCTCTTCAGGACCTGAAGATGGCCAAGGCTGCTGAAGACGACGACGATGACGACATGGCCGACAATGTTGAACTCGAAGTCGAAGAGCCGCAGATGGTTCGCGCTGGTGGCGCTCCGCCGCGCTTGATGGCCGACGATGACGATATGGCGCCGCCCAAGGTCCAGAAGACCGACGACGATATGGCCCGCAAGGACAGCGCGCGTCGCTCCGCCAACGAAGCCCATATCGCTTCGGAAATCCGCCGCCTTTCCGCTTTGATCGGGCAGATGCCTAAGAGCATGAACGACGCGGACTATGCCGCTCTGGCCGACTATCAGGCCCGCGCCGATAGCGTCTACAGCGCCTTCGGTGAACGCGCTCCCGCCCCGCTCCAGGGCGAGACGGCACCCGCCTACCGCATCCGTCTGGCGAAGGGCATGCAGAGCCACAGCGAAGCCTGGAAGTCGGTTCCGCTGCGCGATCTGCCTGAAAACGCCTTGGACATCGCTGAAGCCGCCATTTACGCCGACGCCACTGCCGCTGCTCGCAGCCCAGTTGGCGTCTCGGCTGGCAGCCTCCGCGCAATCAAGAAGCGTGACGCCGCCGACCGCGTGATCACTGAATTCGTCGGTGAGCCTAGCGCATGGATGGGCGAATTCCGGACGGCACCGCGCGCGATTGCGAAGCCGTTCTTCCGTCGCAACGCTATGCACTAAGGATAGAGCATCATGGCAAATTCCGTCTCTTTTAACCCGATGCTGACCACCACCAATATTGGTGGTTTCAGCACTCAGTCCTACGGTCTCGTGCAAGGCACGGTCATGGATGATCCGGCGGTGCGTTACGCACTGGCCGGTGGCGTCCTGGCCACCAACGAGGTCTATCCGATGTGGGGCGGCGTGGGCATCTACGCCAACGTCCCGGCCCTGGCTGGTTCCAGCACCTCCGCTGGCGCCGAACTGGGACCGACCGTTGGCCGCGCCACAACCCTGAGCGCGGGCGCTGCCAAGCAGCTTCTGGGTTTCTCCACGTTCAATCAGGCGACCGCTTGGGTCTCCTGGCCCCAGAGCAACGTCCCGACTGCCGCTGGCGGCATGACGGTGCCTTACTTCCCGTTGGGCAGTGGCGCCCGCATTGCCGTGGCTTGCGACCCCTCGCTGGCCGCCAGCCTCGTGAATGCCAGCGTTGCGCAGGCGGTATACTGGGACTTGAACGCTCAGTGCCTCGTGGCTTCCGCCTCGGCGTCCTACGCCGTGACCTCGCTCACTTGGTCTTCGACCAACGGCGGTCAGGTTGCGGTTGTGGCATCCGTGGCCACTCCGGTTCTTGGCGTGGGCGATAGCTTCACTCTGGCGGGCGCGACTAACACTGGCACTGCTGGCGCGGCGCCGATCAACACCGTGCATCAGGTCAATACTTGGACCGACAACCAGAACTTCACGTTCTTGCTGCCGGGTGACTCCTCGATGTTTGGCACGCTGGGCGGCACCATCACGATTGTTGAATCGCAGGGCGCGCTGCCTTGCAAGGTTCTCCGCGTTCAGTCTGGCAACAGCAAGGTTGTCGTTTGGGACCCGGTGAACAACGTCGCCAACTGGAACAACAGCGGCACCGCCGCGCTCATTCAGATTTAAGGAGCCGCTGCAATGGCGAATATCACCCCGTCCCGCGTAATGGTTTCTCCGCACTACATGGTGCCGGAGAAGCTGTTGCAGTATAACCAAGCCTCGGGCGCG